ATATAAGTTAAGTGGTACTGCGATCATTACCGACAAAAGTATTACAGCAAGTCACGATGGCATTGTTGAAATGACTTTTTCAGTTCAAGGTAGTGGTGCATTGACAATTGGCACTTATAGTTAATGACTAGGGCAATAGATAACGTAGTTGCTCATTTTGATAGCCAAGAGATACGAAAAATCGAGGTTAAAGAATGGGGAACAGAAGATAAACCCTTAGAAATTTTTTGTAAACCATTGACTTTGCAAGAGTCGAAAAGACTTTACAAGATGGCTAACAGTTCAGATTTAGAAGTGATGGTTTACGCCATTATTACTAAAGCACTAAATGCAGAAGGTGAAAAAATATTCAACGTAGGCGATAAAGAGTCCTTGATGAATAAAGCCGATGTTGGTGTTTTATCTGACGTAGCTTCGCAAATATTAGGTAGCTTGACACCAGAAGAAGCAAAGGAAAAGTAAAAGCTGATTCTGATTTATTTACACAATTTGCACTTGCAGACAGACTCGGCTTAACAATATTGCAAGTGCAAGACATGACAGTTGACGAGTTCACTTGTTGGCTTGGTTATATTGAAGAATTAAATAAACGTATGGAAGATGGGCAATCTAGGTAAATTAAAAATAGTTTTTGAAGGTGTCGATAAAACTAAAAAAGTTTTTGCTAAGTTAAAATCTGGTCTAAATTCAGTAAAAAATGCAGTCGGTAAAACCTTAAAAGTATTTGGTGGCTTAACTGCTGGTGTTCTTGCACTTGGTGGTTCTTTAGCTTTAATTACAAAAAAATCATTTGATTACCTTGATGTAATAGGAAAACTAGCCACCCAAACTGGTGCAACAACAGATTTAATACAAGCTTTTCAATTAGGTGCTTTAGAGTCTGGTTCTAGTATTGAACAAGCAAATAAAGCAATACAAAAATTCTCAAAACAAGTTGGTGAAGCACAAGGTGGTTTAGCTACATACAAAGATATTTTTAAAGAATTAGATGTAGAAATACTTAACGCTGATGGCAGCACTAGAAAATTTGATGATGTTTTACTTGATACTGCTGATGGTTTACAAAATTTAGAATCTAGTTTTAGAAGAAATAGCATACTAACTCAATTATTCGGTAGAGCTGGTCAAAATCTTTCAGCTATTTTAGTTAATGGTTCTGAAGAAATACAAAAATTTATTGATAGAAATAAATCGCTTGGTCTAGCGATTGAAATGGATTCAATAAAAAAAGTAGAAAAATTTAATGACAGAGTATCAAGAATAGGTTTTTCTTTTAGAGCTTTAAGAGATTCAATAACCACAGCATTTTTACCAGTTTTAGATGATTTAGCTAATAAATTTGAAGAAGCTCTAGCAACTAAAAACATACAAGACTTCGGAAAAGAATTAGTAGTCACTTTTACTGAATCTTTAGCACTAACTTTATTAGCTATAGATCAATTTAGAATGGGTTTCCAAGAAACTTTTAAACCTTTATTTAATACAATCACTGGTTTAAAAATAGCTATTTTAGGTGTTGAGAGAGCGTTTTTATTAGCAAAAAGTCTTTTTAGTGATGAGATAGATACAACTAGATTATCTGAAATAAAAAATGAATTTTTAGAACTTCGCAACTCTCTTGATATGCCAGTTGAACCAAGTGAAGGTATAACTAATGCTGTCAGACAATTGACAAATTTAAGAGATATTTTATTAAAAACCAAAGAAGCTGCTAGTGATCTTGCAAATCCTGAAACTTTAAATGAAGCCGAAAAAAGGTTCAGAGAATTTATTGCCCAAGTACAAACTCCAATAAAAGAATTTCAAGATAGTTTTAAAACTACTGGTGCAATGATTGGTGACACTATAGTAAGTTCAATGAAAAAATTTGAAGATACTTTAGTTGATGGCTTAATGTCTGGTAAGTTTGAATTCAAAAATTTTGCTAATTTTGTTATCAAAGAATTATTAAGAATAGCTATACAAAAATTAATTATTGATAAGTTAACTGGTGGCTTTACTTCTTTCTTAGGCAATATAGGTTTTGCTGCTAAAGGTGGTACTGTTACTGGCAACAAACCTTATATTGTTGGTGAACGTGGTGCAGAATTATTTGTGCCAAATAAAACTGGCACAATAGTTGCTAACAATCAATTATCAACTGCTAGTGGTGGTATGGGTCAAAACGTACACATTACTTACAACATACAAAGTTTTGATTCTAAAGATACGTTACAAGCCATTACTGAAAATGCACCTACTATTTCGGCAATCATACAAGGTGAGTTTAATAAACATGGTCGTAGAGGGTTTGCTTAATGTCAGGTACATTTCCTATAAGTCCAGCACCAAATTCGGTTGAGATACAATCTTTAGAACCTAATTTAGTTTCGGTTACGCAAAATTTAAAAAGGCAGGTGCGTAGTCGTGGTGGGCAAAGATGGTCACTCAAAGTTAGTTTTCCACCTTTAACTAGAAGTGAGTTTGCACCCATTTACGCTTTTGCGATTGCTCAAAAAGGTCAGTTTGAAACTTTTACTTTCACCCCACCAGTTGTTTCTGTATCGCGAGGTGACACATCTGAAAGTCCAGTAGTCAATGGTGCTTTAGCAGTTGGTGTCAATACAGCTAGTCTTGATGGTTTAACAGCTTCTAAAAGTTACATTATTAGAGCTGGTGATTTTTTTAAATTTTCTGGTCATTCAAAAGTTTATATGGCAACAGCAGATTTACATTCTGATGGCAACAATGCAGGAACTTTGACTTTTGCACCAAATTTGCAAAGCAGTGTTGCTAATGATGAAACAATCACGTTTGCTTCTGTGCCTTTTGTTTGTAGTTTTACTACTGACATAACCAGTTTCAACACCGATACCAGCAATCTTTATGCTTTAAATTTTGAATTGGTAGAAATATTTTAAATGCAATGGACAGAGGAAGCTCTACAGCGTATCAAACAGAGATTGTTAAAGATCAAAACAAACCTTTTCATTTATTGGAAGTATATCTTGATTCAGGTACACAATATCTTACTGATGGCTATATTCCTATTAGCTTCAATAGCAACACTTATACCCCTGTTGGTCATTTTTTAAGTTTTTCTAATATAGTTGAAACCAATGAACTGACAGTCGATCAATTGTCTATTTCGTTAAGTGGTGTCGATCAAACTTATACTAATTTGTTACTAAACGAAAATTATATAGATCGTAAAGTTGTAATTTACCAAGCATTTTTAAACGATTCTGAAGCTTTAGTTTCTAGTCCAGTGCAGATTTTTTCTGGTCGTATCAATAACCCTATAATTAAAGAAGATATAAACAATAACACTGCAACTTTAGCAGTCAATGTAGCTTCGCAATTTGTTGATTTTAATAAAATAAATTGTCGTTACACTAATAACGAATCGCAACAAAGTTTCTTTGCTGGTGATACTGGCTTTAGGTTTGCTGCTGCTTCGGTCAAAGAATTGAATTGGGGTTTGACTACTGGTGCAACTTCTCAAGGTTATGGTTCGCACAGTGCTGGAAATGGTGCTACGTCAATTGTTAATAATAATTCACCATCGGAAAAATCTATATTCACTGAATTATCACCAACTAATTCAATTATGACTTTTAAAGCTGGTTCAGTCTTAATCAATATAAGCTATGCCAATAGAGCAACATCAAATTTTAGTGTTGGTGATTTAGTAAAAATTAATGGCTTTACTACAACAACTTTTGCTGATGGTGAAACCATAACATCTGCACAATTAAATTATGATGAAGGTGCAGCAGAACAAAGTATTGTGGCTATTGATTCAGATGGTTTTGGTTTTGACATCAATGCACCTAGTTCAATAACTTCAGTAAAGTCAGGCAAATTTGGTGGTTCTGAAATCAGTGTTGACGATCAATTAGTCAATCCAGTTTTAATTGAAACTACTTCTGGTTCTAATTTAATTACAGTCAATGCCGACAATTTTTGTAAGGTTGGTGATTTAGTAAGTTTTAATATTGACACTGCTTCAGTAGGTGGCATGACAAACACAATTTTAGCTGATAAACACAAAGTTACAGTTGCTACTAAAGATACGCTGACAGTTGCAATTACTAAAGGCATTTTAATTGTTGCTGATTGCATACAAACTACATCTGGCAGTAACACCATAACGATTGATAAATACAATCATGGTTTGGTTGTTGGTGACACTTTTGTTATGGCTAATGCGACAACAGTCGGTGGCATACCAGCTTCAGAATTGAACGCAACTCATACAGTAGTTGCACAAACCAGTGACAATCGTTTTACAGTTACAGTTACTACAAACGCTACTTCTACAGCTAGAGGTGGTGGTCTAGCTACTACAATTGACACTGCAATCGTACCAACCAATCCAATAGAAACAACGTCAGGTTCAGCAACAATAAAAGTGCATAAAAAAGCACATGGTTTGAGCAATAACGACAGTGTCACTTTTGAAAACTTAGTCACAGTAGGTGGTATTACTGCTGACACTTTAAACGCTACACATACTGTAGTTGATGCTACAACTAGCAGTGATTTTTACACTGTCACAGTGTCAGAAACAGCTTCTAGTAGTGAATTTGGGGGTGGCTATGGCATTTATCATCAAGATTTAAAAGCTAGTAGCAGTGCTAAATATGGCAGTCCTAACTCTACTATTTCAATGCCAACTGAAATACGCTAATGGATTTAGCAAAGTTTAACAAATTTATTGAACCTAAATTTAATGAAAAATTTGCATGGGGTAGTAACGATTGCAATACCTTAATTTTAGAATACTTAGATTATATGTTGGGTACAGAAACTTTAAAGATTGCCTATAAAAAATATCACACTAAATTTGGTGCTATGAAGTTTCAAAAAAAATATCAACAACGAGTTTCGGAAAAATGTTTAGAACTAGGTTTGACAGCAATCAATCCTACACAAGCTCGACATGGTGATATTTTAATCAAAACTGACCCACGTTGGGATATGTGTCACCTATCAATGGGAACTAAATTTATTTCAATTGATGAAGTTGTTGGTGTTAGTGCTGTGCCTATACCTGATTTTAATATTTTTGATAAAGCTTATCGTTTGCCATGCTAAAACAAATTTATAAAATTTTACTTACAACTATAACTTTAGTTTTTACTAATGCGTTATTTGCCATGCCACCAGCAGTTGCATCATTTGCTGCTGGTTCTGCTTTTGGTTTAGGTGCAATAGGTTCTGCTGTAACTTTTGGTTTAGCTGCTGGTACAGCAGCAACAGTGGTGGGTGCTTTAGTCGTTGGTGCTGCTTTATATACTGGTATCAAAGTCTTGGGTATGGACATACCAGAGTTTCAAGACAATCTAGGTACACAAGCAGCAAAAGCATTATCAAACCAGCAAGGCAATACCAATCCCCTACCAGTTATTTATGGGGAAAGACGAGTTGGTGGGACACCAATATTTTATGAAGTCACTGGTGATAACAATGAATATTTACACATGGTCATTGCTATTTGCGAAGGTGAAATAGAAGCGATAGACAATGTATTTTTTAATGAAGAAGCTATTGAAGGTACATATTTTCCAGACATTGATGAATCAGTTTTAACTTTTGGTCAAACAACTTTATATACTGGCTTGTTACCTAAATATAAACCTTTTGTTGAGCTACAAAAATTTTTAGGTAAAGATTCGCAAACACCACCTAGTAGATTAACTACTGAAACTGCATGGACGAGTAACGATAAATTAAATGGCGTAGCTTATGTTTATTTACGTTTGTTGTTTGACCCAGATGTTTTTGGCTCAACTGGTATCCCCCAAATAAATTTTCAAGTAAAGGGTAAAAAATTAACGCACCCTAACAGTGCTAATACCAATAAGCTTTTTTCTACTAATCCAGCATTGTGCATTTTTGATTATTTGACTAATAATATTTATGGTCGTGGTATTGCAACTAGCGACATTGACACTACTTCGTTTATCAGTGCTGCCACAGAATGTGACACTTTAGTAACAGTCGGAAACTTAACACAAAAAAAATATACTACTAATGGGTTAGTACAGACTAATCAAACTGCTCTCAAAGTAATTGAGCAGCTTTTGACTTCTTGTCGTGGCAGTTTAGTTTTTACTGGTGGTAAATATAAATTAATAATTGATAGTATTGGCACAGCAGTACAAACTTTTGATGAAAGCAACATAATTGGATCTTATGATATAGCATTGGGTGGTAAAGATTTTAAAACCAATGAAATACAAGCAACTTTTATAAATCCAGAAAAAAATTATCAAGGTGATTTTGCCATTGTTAAAAGTTCAACATTCAAAACGCAAGATAATAACTTAACTTTAAAAAAATCTATTGAATTGCCATTCACTGACCAATTTGAACGTGCTGCCATGATTGCCACCATGAACATGAAACAATCACGACAAAGTTTAATCATTAGCTTTACAACAACTATTGTTGGATTAAGAGCAGAAGTAAATGACATTTGTTATATCTCTTTAGCAGCGTTAGGTTTTGACAGCTTAAATAACAATGCTGGTAAAAAGTTTCGCATTATGAAACTAGAATTACAAAACGATGATGAAGTCAAAATTGTTGCAAGAGAATATGATGATGATGTCTATAATTTTGGCACGATCACTGCACAAGATACTTCACC